TAGATTGGCAAAGAATTGCACCTGAAGTTGCATTACAACTACTAGGTGAGCCTAGTTCTAAAAAGTCACATGAATGGCGATATGGAACGCATGGCTCTCTAGTAGTTAATATTGATGCTGGAACTTGGTGGGATTTTGAAAACGATTTAGGTGGTGGATTAATAGATTTAATTAAACACATGAATCAAGATGTCAATACAGTTTTAAAACAGTTTGGTTATGACTTAGCATTACAATCTAATGACTCCTTATTAAGTGGTTTTTCTCCCCCTAAAAGCAAAACCACCAGTAATGCTAGGTCATTCTCTCGTGAGCAGATGATTGACCTTTACAAACAAGCTATTGTGAAGGTCAAGTATGCTGATAACTTTATGGTTTTAAGATTCCCTGAAGGACATTTTATTAAACAAAAATACGCACCATTTACCCTTAATCCTGATAGCAGTTGGTCTATGAAGCGACCTGAAGGCTTACTACCTATTTATTACACAAATAAGTACCCTGACAAGGCTATTATCATAAATGAAGGTGAGAAGGCTCTAAGAGGATGTGAAGCGATTTATGAGGGTGATAGCTGTACTTGGCATGGTGGAGTTAATTCTTGGGAGAAAGCAGATTGGAGTCCTATATTTGGCAGAGAAGTAGTTATATTTCCTGACAACGATGAAGCAGGTATTAAGTGTGCAAATGATATATCTAAGTATCTAAAAGAAAATCAATGCAAGGTGAAGATAGTACAACCACCAGCAGACTTTAATGAGAAAGATGATTTATACGATGCATACGAATCAGGTTATTTTAAAGATTCAAAACAATTAGAAGATTATATAAACAAGAATGAGGTAGCACGTCCTAAAGGTGCTTTATATTTCCAAACAGTCAATGAGATTATGGAGAAGATGACTGAGCCTGACTGGTTGGTAGATAAATGTATTGAAAGAGCTACAGTTACAAGTATTTATGGAGCACCTAAGAGTGGTAAGTCATTTATAGCTATTGCTATGGCTTGCTCTATTGCATCAGGTAAAGATTTCTATGGATTTGATACTAAACCATCTACAGTGCTTTATTTAGCTGGTGAGGGTCATACTGCTGTTGCTAGACGTATTAAGAGTTATGAGCAGTTCTATAGCAGAAGTTTATCAGCAGCACCTTTATTAATATCTAATAGGGGTTCAAGAATAGGTGATGATGCTGAATTTGCTATGTTGCAAGAGGTTTGTAGAGACATAGAAAGAGAACATGGGAATGTGGGCATGATTATTGTTGATACTTTAGCTAGAAACTATGGTCTTAATGAGAACAGCACTGAGGATATGAATAAGTTTATCCAGCGTATTGATGAGCTAAAGGAAGAATTTAGTGCATCTATGGTTATTGTGCATCATACAGGTCATGGTTCTAATGGTAGAGCTAGAGGAAGCTCAGTATTACCAGCAGCTCTTGATTATGAATTTAGAGTAGATAGAGATAAGAACAGCGATGATAAGGCTATGCTTGTTACTTTGAAGCAAACATTAGTTAAAGATGGTACGCCTATAGATGATTTATATTTCCAATTTAAAGAACTTACATTATATGGATATGAAGGTGTTACATCAGGCGTATTGGCATTGACTGACGAATCGCCTAGAAAGATAGGTTTATCAAGAGCAAGAGAAGAAACTATAAAAGCTATTGAGAAGATACAAAAAGAAAAAGCACCAAATGACCCTGTTAGTTACTGGGTCAAGCATACTATTCTTTTAAATGAAATGGAGATTAACGATAGTACGTTGAAGTCAAGATTAAGAGATTTAAAAGATAATGAGCTAGTCCATTACAAAGAAGGATATGGTTATCAGTCTAAAAACTTAGATAAGGAGATATTTAATGAAGGTTTGGTTTAGGTTTGGTTTAGGTTTGGTTTTGGTTTGGTTTTTTAGCAAAATCATCAAAAAGTTGGTTGGTTTGGTTTGTATTTCTAATACAACCAACCCAAACCACTATGAGATTCGAGTATTATGACCAAACCTGTAAAAACATATTTAGACGAAACTTTAGAACAAAAGTTAAAAGAATTAAGAACTTATGAACTTGATACTTATGTTAAGTGGGGTAATCGAAAACGTATCTTCAAAATGGTAGGTGTTAATTTTGAGATTAAGTTTTGTAGAGCAGAACAAATGCTAAAAGAATCTTTACAAAACGATACTGTTCAAAAGAAACTAAAAATGGTTGAAATGATGATAAGAGCTTTTGAGCAATTAAATATCAAATGTGAAGAAAGTGGATATATACAAATACAACCTAATGCTAGATGTTTTAACTTTGATAATAAGACAGCTTTGATTTGTGATACTGATGCTGATAAACCTGTATTAGAAAAAATACACAAAGCAGAAAAAGATATGGTGATATTTAGTGTAGAAGAATTATTAAGATGTTTACCTAAAGATTTTATGCAAGCAAAAGTATTGCTATCTAAATTAGATAAATCAGTTAATTTTCAGAAGGTTAATTATGTCTAAGTGGAATGATGTTAAAGATGGTGGAAAGGGTAGCAAAAGAAGGAAAGAAGATAAGAAGAAAATTGATGCTAACTGGGAAAAAATATTTGGTAAAAAGAAAAAGGAAAAGAAGAAGTGAATAAATATACAGATAATTTTGATGGTGATTTAATTTTTGGTCATGTTGGTGAACAAATAATTGCAAATAGAATAAAAAATAAATATCCAAATACCCAGCTTGTTAAAGGTAATGTTAAAACACATGATTTATTTGTTGAAACACACTATGGAGAAGTAACAGTCGAAGTTAAAAATGATAGAACTTTGCATAAAAATATTTTTATAGAAACTTTCAATACTAACAATGGTTTTAAAAAACCATCAGGTATAAATGTAAGTACAGCAGATTGGTGGGCTTATATTATTAACAATGAAATAAACTGGTTTAAAACATATAAAATAAAAGATTGTATTAAAAATGAAAAAGAAAATATAAGACCTATAGAGGGTATGCCAAAAGAAACTGGTCTTGTTGATGCTTTTGTAATCAAGCCTGAGATATTTATTAAATATCTTGATAAAAAAGTAAAATTAAATATAGAAGAAATTAAATTAATTGAAGCAGGAAAAGACAAATGCCAATAAAACTAAAACCAAGTGCAAAGATTAGAGATAGAGCTACAGGTAAGACAACTATTGAGCATTACTATCTAAAGTGTATGACACTAAAAGAACTGAATGATTATATTGAATCACCTAATTCTAAGAAAAAGGTCATACAAAAATGTAAGAATGAAATAATAAGGAGAGAGAAATGAATGACCCAGTAAATCACCCAGCTCATTATAACAACGCTAAAGGTGGGCTAGAATGTATTGACTATATTAAACAGCAATTAGGTAAAGAATTCCCTGCTTATCTTGAAGGTAATGCAATTAAATACTTGCATCGCCACAAATACAAAGATGCCAATATACAAGACTTACAGAAGTCTGTTTGGTATATTAATAAGTTAATAGAACATTACGAGAACTTATGAAGATAGATAAACAAAAATTAGAACAGAAGATTAAGGAAGGCAAATCATCACATGATATTGCTATGACTTATGATGTGCATCCATCTACTATCAGAAGGAAAGCTAAAGCATTAGGTCTTAAGTTTCAAACACAATCGCACTGGAGAAAGGGATGAAGGTATCTGTAAAAGATAATATTAAAGATGTGACTAAGTGGACGACTAACGTGCAAAAGAAACAAGTGCCATTTGCAACTGCTATGGCTATCAACAAGACATTAGGTATTGGTAAAGGTAATCGTATGAGAGGATTAGACAGAGAGATGCAGAAACAAATGATACAAAAGCTAGATAGACCAATGGCTAGAACTACAAAGGCTTTTTACAGAATAGCTGCAAGAAAGACCAGTCTTACTGGTACGTTAGGTTTTACTGAATGGGCAAACAAGTTTATGCAGTATCTAGTTCATGGTGGTGTCAGGTCAGGTGAATCATCGAAGGTTGGTGTGCCATACATTCCTAATGCTAGATTAAATAAATTTGGTAATATTGCTGGAAGAAAGAGTGGTCTGATAAAAAAACAAAATCAATTTATAGGCAACATAAAAAGTATTGATGGTGTTTGGGAAAGACAAAAGGATAGGTCAGTAAAGCTAATGGTAGCATTTAAAAACAGTGTAACTTATAACGCTATGTTTCCTTTTTACAAGATAGCTGAGAAGTATAGCAAGGCTAGGTTTGATAAGAATTTTGCTGAAGCATTTACCAAAGCACTAAGGAACGCCAAATGATAGGTTCTTCTACAGCATTCAACGTGGGTTATTCGCGACCACAGTTTTTTTTTAGCGACAGTCCAAATCTAATAGGGTAATAAACGCACTGTATGGCTACACAAAGAGAAGTTGCAGACCATTTGGATTTATCAGTCAAAAGAGTCTCAGAACTAATTAGAGATGGTATCTTTCCCTCAAAACAGGGTAGAAGTCCTCTAAATATTGATGTTTGCAGAGTTGCATACATCTCGTACCTTAGAAAGCTAGGCGGTTATCACAAAAGAAGTGGTACTGGTGATATTGCAGAAGAAAAAACTAAACTAACTGCTGCTCAAGCTAGAAAAGCAGAGTTGGAAGTAGAGGAATTAGAAGGCAACCTAATACCAGCACAATTAGTTGAAGATACTTGGGTTGACTATGTAGCTAATGCAAGAGCAAAGCTATTAGGACTACCTTCAAGAATTGCACATCAGGTTATAACTGTAGATAAATATGCAGAAGCAGAATTAATTATAAAAGAACAAGTGCATGAAGCACTAAACGAGTTAGCTCAAAATGGAATACCTCAAAAATATAGAAAAGGTGATACAGGAGACGAATCAGACATGGACTCCACCACCCAATCTGAAGATTAGTAGCTGGTCAGATAACTACAGGCGATTATCTCCTGAATCTTCAGCAGAAGCAGGTGCATGGAGAACTGATAGAGCACCTTATCAAAGAGAGATAATGGATTCTTTTAATGACCCTGATATTCAAAGAATAGTATTTATGAAATCTGCTCAAGTTGGTGCTACTGAGATTTTGTTAAATGTAATTGGTTACTACATAGACCAAGACCCAGCTCCAATGCTAATCATGCAACCAACTCTACAAATGGCTCAAGCATTTAGTAAAGATAGACTTGCTACTATGATTAGAGATTCAGAGAAGATAAGAGATTGTGTAAAAGACCCAAGAAGTCGTGATTCAGGTAATACAGTTTTATCTAAAAAGTTTGCAGGTGGTAATCTAAACATTGTTGGTTCTAATTCTGCATCAGGACTTGCATCAAGACCGATTAGAATTGTATTAGCTGATGAGGTTGATAGATACGAACAATCAGCAGGAGCAGAAGGTGACCCAATATCACTAGCGACTAAAAGAACAACCACTTTTTGGAATAAAAAGATATATATGTGTTCTACTCCTACAATTAAAGGACTATCAAGAATAGAAACTGCTTTTGAAGAATCAGATAAACGTTATTATCATGTTCCTTGTCCTGAATGTAATGAGAGCCAAGTCCTTAAATGGAAAAATGTAGTTTGGGATGAAGATAAACCTGAGACAGCTTCTTATGCTTGCGAACATTGTGGCTCAGTCATAGATGAATCAAAAAAACAATGGATGTTAAAACATGGTGAATGGATTGCATCAGCTCCTAAGTCAAATACAGCAGGATTCCATATATCAGAACTATATTCAGTTTGGTCTACTTGGGCAGATATGGCTAAATCATTTCTTGAAGCTAAAAAGAATCCTGAGATGTTAAAGACTTGGATTAATACTGCTCTTGGTGAATCTTGGGAAGAACAAGGTGAAGCTGTTGAATATGAAACATTACTAGAAAGAAGATTAAATTATGATTACACAACAATCCCTGAAGATGTTTTAGTTTTAACTGCTGGTGTTGATACACAAAAAGACAGATTAGAATTACAGTTAGTTGGTTGGGGTAAAAACTATGAAGCATGGGTGTGTGATTACAAGATATTTTGGGGTGACCCAAATGCTATGAATGTTTGGAATGATTTAGATGCTTACTTAAAGAAAAGATTTAAAACTGAATCTGAAAGATTGATACCTATATCGTGTTGCACGATTGACTCAGGTGGTCATCATACCAATATGGTTTATCAATTTACCAAACCACGACAAGCTAGAAGAATCTTTGCAATCAAAGGTTTATCTCAAGCTGGTAAACCAATAGCAAATAGACCTACATTTGTTGGAAAAAACAAAGCTGTTCTTTATGGTGTTGGTTCTGATAGTGCAAAAGAAGCTATTTTTGCTAGATTATCTACTGAAACTGAAAATACTACTTTGCATTTCTGCTCTGACTTAGATGAAGAATACTTTAAGCAGCTTACAGCAGAAAAAAGAATCACAAAGTTTGTAAGAGGTAGGAAAACGCTAGTTTGGAAGCAGGTAAGACCAAGAAACGAAGCATTAGATACATTGGTTTATAACTTTGCTGCTATCTATATCTTGAATCCTAACTATGATTCTATTGAGAATAAAATACTTACCCAAGAGTCAAAACCTAAAGAAAAAGCACAAAATAGACCACAAAGAGGTATAAATAGAGGTAATTTCGCTACTTCTTGGAAATAATTGCACTTTTTTTACTTATTTTATATACATTTATATATTTATATGTGTATAATATGCTTATGTTAAACAAAAAGGAGTCAAACATGAATTACAAACAAGCAAAAAAACTTTACAGAAATGATTTAACTTTTGATTTATATGAATGGGTTGAAACTAAAGCTAAGACTGACGAGGGTATGAATAAAAATCATAAATTATTATTTCATATCAGCAATCCAAATGGTGTAACGCAACAGTTACCTAAATTTTCTGATTTTTATTCCCAAGATGGCAAGACTTTTAATCAAATAGCTTTTGTATGGGGTCAGTTAGATAATTTTCATGCCAAGCAAATTAGAAAGGCATATCTTTCAAGAAAAAGACCAACAATGCAAATGATAGATATTTATATAAGCTCTGCAAAAGAAGATATAAAAAAAGCATGGGATTTTATTAATGAAAAAAATTTAGCAGGTGCGACAAAAAAATCAGCATAATCCCACCAAAATCACCAAAGGCTCTTAATTGAGCCTTTTTTATTTTTTCCCTTTTTAATATTGACAAGAGCCTAATGCACATTAGTGTTAGATGTAGATATATCTAAAACATTTATGAGGTTTTTGCTTGAGCAACAAATTTGATTCAACAAATTATCCACCCCAAGTTCCTACTGAACTTCAGTTGGGAGACTATT